GGTTTTTAGCATCAGGAGAATATAAGAATTCTGATACTAAGATGTTTTCTAATTTAGGACTATTCTTGATATAATACGGAGAATTCCATGTTACAGTGAAATCACCCATCACATCAGGTCCTTCAACGCTAGTAATTTCTACACCAGTCTGTGCTAAGAGCTTTAATGCATCAGCATTAAGCTGTGCTGTTTCTGGTGTATAGCCTTCTGTACGCTCCCAATAGCATTTGATAATACCCATACCAGTAATCAAAGCATCTTTCATCCAATTATACAGGATAGGGAAGAATTTGTTTTGTCTTTGTAATTGGTATACCAATAAACTTTGCATTACTTCTGCGTTTTGGTCATCTTCTTCTGTAACACCTTGAATGGTAATTACTTCATCAGAGCCAGTAAATACTTTCATCAAAGATGGTAACGCCCATTCGATAGTATCAGCTACGTCTGTAGATACCAAAGAAGAAGTTTTACTCAAAATTGGGAATTTGTGAGAGTAGTATTCTTTATCTGCGTAATAAATATTGTAACGCTCACGCACAGTAGGCTGGATAATAGATTGTTGATACGCCTCAGCATCAGCAATATCAGCTTTAACTAAACTCAATAAGGCTTTATCTGCCTCTTGACCAGTTAATTCAACTGTAAAATCTTCAGCCAATCTTACATTGCACCTCCCATCGGTATATCAGCAGTACTTACTGACCCAAATGTACCAACAGGTGGGCTCGCAATCGCTGAAATATGTGCTAAACTATCAATTAAATCATCGTGTAGAGATTTAGGGAATGATAAGAACTCACTCTCTAGCTCTACTAAGAAATCCTGCCCCATAGGGAACCATAATGTACCTGCTTTAAACCGTGGCTGCAAAGCTGCGATACGAATTTCTTTCTTTTCTTTTGCTTCTAAAGGTTTTACAGTAAACCAAGTATTACGCTTAATCATTTCCTTTTCCACAAAATGAATAAGAGCCGCTTGATAAGCGACTTTTTCTATACCAACATAAATTGGTCGGTATTTTTGAACCATTTGGAATATAGTATCAATTGTTTTAGTTGGGTCCCACCTACCATAATCAATCTCAAGTAGGAACCAATGGTTATCTGGGTTTACAGCAACAGCACAGACAGATGTAAAGTCAGCTGTTTCCTTTTCGGAAATAGCCAAGTCACATGCGACGAATACAGAACATTCTTCTAGTTGTATCGTATTAGGGTCATAATACCTAAAGTATTCTTTCTTAAAGATTTGGCTTTCAGGAGAAATAGCAATACATAGCTTTTCACGTTCCCAAATATCTAACTGACCAAGTTTACGCCACTTTTCACGTTCATTGTTAATAGCTTCTACTGGGTACATTTCTTCCCAGTTAGATTGACCATCTTCATTCAATACAGGAATGCGTTCCGCATCAAAGTCAAGTTCCTCTTTGTTGGATATTACCTGTTCAATAATACACTTTTCACCAAGGTTATTGCCGATGAAGAATATTCGTGTATTTTTACCAAGGAAATACACATCAGATAAGAACCATTGATAGTCAGATTTTTGTACTGTATCAGATAAACTATCTTCCAAGTCTTGAGGGTCATCTATGAGGATAATATCAGGTCGTCTATCTTTGTTGTTCAAACCACGGACGCTAGAACCTTTACCATACGCTTCCATACGTATTGTAATTTCCTCACCGTTTTCATCCTTAACTACAATCTCAAACGCCTTTTCAGACTGTTCTTTAATACGAACAAGATTGAGATTCATCAATTCGTTTGAAGTATATTCTTCAGCAATATCTTTAAGCCTTCGGCTGGCTGCCCGTTGGTTAGCCATGATAAATACGATGTATTGCTTCTTCTTAGAAGGAAATACCAAAGCATGTAAAGGGAATGCTCGTAATACGATTGAAGTTTTACTTGACTCACGAAAACCTTCTACGGCGTAGTGTCGTTTACCGTTCAGCAATACGTCTCCCCACTTGTAGTGGAACCAAGCAGGTTTTACNNGCCCTTTCACTACTATCGGTGGAAATTACAGTTTCACCTTTATTGTGTTGCTGCTGAGTATACTTGGTATTACCACAAGCTAATTTGGAATTAGAAAAACAATACACGTTATCGGTTTCGTAATAGATAGTACTGCTGTATTTGGAAGCCCTACCCTAGAAAGCTGATAACGTATTTTTCTGACGAGTACGTAAGTACGAGGAAGAAAAAGAGAAAGAAAAGAAAGAAATATATAAAGAAAGAAAAGACAGAGAAAAAGAACTAGTAAACCATACAATATGTATTTTGCCATTTTTGGGTACTTACGACACCCCCTAGTGTATTTCAGTAGACCCACGGAGCAGTATACTCAGTAGTCTATAAAAATTGAATTTCGTTATATCGTACAGTCAACTATATTTCATATTATTTTCATTTAGTTTTATAAAAAATAGGGAGAAGTGTATTGCTCATCATTGGGTGCTCTTCGACCTATAGGATTGTAGGCAAAAGTATTTGGAGGGTTTTAAATTTGTACGAAAGCAATAAGGTATTTGAAAGGGTGTAAATTTTTGTATAAGCAGTCTCTATTTTCTATGTCCGCACCCCACGCCCCAAATGCGAAGCCCCACCCCCTGAGAGTGGACTGGATAATGGCAAACAAATGTACGATAGAAAGGGTAAAATTCATAGTATCACAATAAACTATATATAGTGAGGGGGGTAATGTCGTAAAAAGCGGGGTAAATACAACGCATTGCACTATATCAGCGGAGGTATGAGATAGTGTAGCCACGGAAAGCGAATGGCTTTCAGGGTACAATAAACGTACTCAATCATATTTAACACCGCAACAA